GGGGTAGACTGAGCAATCGTCACGGCTGTGATCGTGAAGTTACCAGTCGAGCTGTTGATCTGAGCGCCAGCGTTGTAGAAGTTGACGGTCGCATTCTCAAGTCCTGACCAGATGGCCGGGGCCCAAGTCGCGTTAGAGAAGTAGAGGGTGGCGGAAGTCCCAGAAAGAGTGGTCGTGGCCGTAACCTGACCCAATCCGATTGAACCGTAGAGGAGATTCAATTCGAGCTCTTTACGCATGGATTTCTGCAAGGCCATCATCACGTATTTGGAGGCCGTCATAAACGAATTCTTGTCTGACATGGCCCGGCTGATGAGGTCGTTGGCAATCCCGTCCCTCAGGTTGATGTTGGAACCCGTGAGGAAGGCGTATTGAACGTTGGAAGGGATGATCGCTTGATACGTTGCATACCCAGCTCCGTAAGTGAAACCGGAAGGCAGGGAAAGAAGGACGGGCGCGTTGAACTGCGCTCCTTCTCTTTGTGCGTCAGGAACGAAATCGACTTCTTCTTGAATAATGGATGAGGCAGGAACAACTTTGGTGATAGCTTCGTCGTTGTAGGCTTGCTTTAAAAGACCCGCAGCGGCGGCTGTAGTTTCGGCGACTGGCATAATAATTCTCCTTGAATTGAATTTTATCCTGAACCATTGTTCAGGTTACTCATCCAATCGCCAAGGTAGCTCAATGCGCCGAGGTTATGATCGGGTTTCCTGGGGCGTTCTTTCGGGTAGCGCAATGCGCCCTACTCGGAAGCTCTGGAAACTAAAAATATTTTTTAAAGACCAGCGAGTTCTTTGAAATGCTTGTCGAACTCTTTTTCGGTCAAGTGCTTCTTCTTATTCACTTTACCGTCGGAGACAGGCGCTTTCGTGCCTGGATCCGTCTTTTTCTTAAGCTCATTTAACTTTAATTTTTGGATCTTGTCGAGAATTTTCTTTCCGAAGCGCGAACTGATTTGTTCGTCCGTCATCTTATCAATCACAGTCTCTAAGGATTTCCAGTAATGCTGGGAATAAACGGTCATGGCCTGGTCTGCTGTTAAATGCTTTCCAAACTTCACGAAGGCGGCCCGCATATTCAGAATGCAAGCGTCCATCGTCGCCTGGGTCTGGGGAACGTCAGGATACTTTTTCATCGCCCCGATAATTTCGTTCCTGGTCTGTTGGGCCAATGCCTTCGATTTCGCGTCTCTTATCGCTTGCTCCTCGCGATGTTTCCGATCCGTTTCTTCTCTCCGGTATTTCTCAAGTTCGCTTTCGTTGTCGCGCGCTTTCCTCTGCTCCGGGGTCAACTTCTCGTCATTCATCATGTCCCGAACAATCCCCAAGGCAAATTCTTTGACGTCGACACCAATCGCGGGATCATTCAAGACCTCGCGAATCCCGGCAGGGGTCTTCAGCTTCTCCATGAGGGCCTGGGTTCCCTTAACCTTTTGCGAAGCCTCTTTGATTACACTGTCTGCGTAGGTCGCCTTTTGGAGGAGTGCCCTTAACTCATCTTTCGTTTTAAACGTGTGCTTGATTTTTTGCCCTTTAACGTCAAGCTCGAACTCGTAGGGATCTTCTTTGATAGGGATGTTTTCTTTTGTTTCGATGGCTGCCCCTGGTTTAATTTCGGCGATGGGTGCGTCTCCGGTGTTACTGGCTGCGGGAGCGACGGCTGTGTCTGACATGGTCTTTTCTCCTCAATTTTTGGGTTTACAAACAACGGGTCACTTGGATCTGAAAAGAATTCGATCCGTTCTCCTGGAATAGACTCTTCCCTCATAACGTCAACCAACACACCTGGCGTTATTTCTGATATCACAATCTTGTGGACAATTTTATTCTTGTCCCAAACGATAAAGGCTTTAACTCCATCCGGTATATTAAACATGAATTCCTCCCTGAGGTGCTGACGATTGTGCGGCGTTGGGAACGGCCACGGTCGGCTTCATTCCCCCTGAAATTGGCATCTTAGCTTTGGGCATTGGTCGGCCTCCCGTTGGCTGTGGCGCTCTTTGAGGCGGTCTTGCTCCCCCAGGTGCCCTGCCTACCGGGATTTGAGGTTTCGGGGCCCCTACCGGCATTCCTGGGCGTTTCTGAGGCATTCCATGGGCCGGAGGCTGTGGCGCTTGGGGCATAATCTTAAGAACAGAGGCCAAGATGGGCCTCGTCTGGATACATTGTTGCATGAGTTGTTCGTGTTCTGCGATATGGGTCAGCGTGTTTGTGACAATCTTCCCCGCTTTGGGGTCATCCGAAAGCCTTAAGCCTGGGTCAGCGATCACATTCTTATGTTCCAAAATATGGGTTGGGTGATCATCTGATATGGCTGCCTTCGCCATTCCTCCGTCACTCAATTTCTCGTTCTCGCCTTTAATCAGCATCATTTCACGATGGGGGCCTTCGATAAGAGGTTCAAGCGTCCCTGTTTCCAAAACCTCAAGATATTCCTTTGGATCTAACCCGCTGGGCGAATTGAGCAAGTCCTGGGCCACTTGAGTCTTCCCAGCATCCGTTTGAAGGAATGCGGATCCAAGAGATACCGTCACCCGATCAATCATGTTCACATCTTTTCCGTAAAACTCTTTGAGGTAGCTTCTATTTCCTTTCCCAGCCACAAGCCCCGTTCGCATGTCTTCAGGATGATCCTGCAAATCATACAGAATACCTGAGGCGAGTTGACCAGCGAATTGAGCGTAAGCCTTTTGGAATCTCGAATTGAAGTGGATGGCTTGGGAAGCATAGAGCGCGGCCATCGTCCCTGATGTGATCTTTTCATCGGCCTGCCCTCGGTTCGTTGAGTTGATCCCAGCCAGCACTTCCATTCTCTGCACTATAAAAGCTCGGAAAGACACCGCTTCTTTCGGGAACTCAACAAGGTTGAGCGCTTCGGGCTTCCCCGACGTCGCATTGTATTTCAAGAGGTTCATTGAGCCAATCAAGTCAGCAACCCCTAAATTACATCCCTCTGGTACCAAGATGTTTGAGACCATGAAGTTTGAAAGGTTCGTCGCGCATCCGCCATCTATAATATCCAACACTTGCTGAAGTGGTAGAAGATCAAAGGCCGTGGAATAGCCGAAGTTTATGCTCTCCACAGGGGCGGGCATCATCGTATAAACGGGGAACTCTCTATATTTTAAATGTCCGTCTTCCAGCCAAGTGTTGCCGTCAAGAAAGAATATTTGCCGGCCAAACGGAAGACTCGACGTTTTTTTGTGGAATGCAAGGAAGAGGGGGATAAGGTCTGACTTCTCTCCCCTTGTTGCCGTGATTCGGGTGTTATCCCAATCCTGGGAGATTGAGTGTTCACAGATGTCTTTCGCTTTTTCTGGATATTGGGCCGCGAGGTCATACTTGTTAGCAAACAGTCTGACTATAAACCATTGGTTATCCTCAAAGTTCTGGATGTGGATATCCCGGATGAGGTTGGTGGGGTTAACTTTAATAAACTGGATATCGCCTTTCCGGTAAATCTTTTGGTTGTCCGAGTCCACGAACTTGATATCGCCCAGATTCTCGTTGAATAGTTTAACGATTGAACCTTCGCCGAAAATGTAGCAGTTCTCCGCCGTTCTATCGACGTATTGATCCATGCTCCGGTTTTTCGCGTAGTCATTTAAGATCCCCTTCGCTAACGTGACTTGGGCCGCTGTCGTGTAATCGTTATTGACTGGTTGGGGTTCAAAGGCCAGCTTATCGTGCGTGGTGATCCCGATAACGTGATCCACAATGTTACGGAATTCGTTGATCGGTAGGTTAAGAAGTTCTCCCTCCACGCCCCCACGTGATACTGAGCCAAGAGTAATAAACCCACGATTTTGTTGTTCAAAGCATAACCGCCAGAGCGCCATCTTCCCGGTCGCGGTGATGTATTGGTAATACTCCGAACACTTCTTAACGAGGGACTGGACACATTCAGTGGTACTCTTGCACCAATAGTACTCCTCGAGACATTTTCGCAGGTCATCTTTTTCACCTTCCTGCTCGTCCTGCGATCCCTCGTTGGCAATGTCCATTTGCGTCTCATCGGTTTCGCCCTCCGCTTGAACGGGATCTGCAATATCATTTATCAACATAAATCACTCAGCCTTTCCCCCCATCTTTCGAACTATTTACAAGGAACCTGGTTCGTTGTGGACGTGGATGCGGCCGCTACGAAACTTCCGACAGCGCTTCCCGTCGATATACAAATGTTTGCCGCTACACAGTTGGCGCACCAAACAATTTGACCGGTGGCCATTGGCGTCAATGTGGCCAAAGCCGTTGCCGTGTACGATGACAAAAACAAATTTGAGTTTATAATCGTTGCGGGGGCCGATATCACCATATTCGAGTTTGTGTCTTGATACTGTTGCACCTGGGGCTGAGGCGCCACCAATTGAACCGCCGGCGCACCTGTGTAATTATTGTTCGCTGCGAATACTCCCACATTCAAACCAATGAAAACCAACCACATGAACCACTTTTTCATATCATAATCCTCCTATCGGCATGATCTCGGTCGGCTTAACGATAAATCGTTCCTTCCCGAAAATTCTTCCTAAAACTCTCCCCTCGTCCGTGTGCGGAATCTTATTCCATCCAAGAGGGTAAATGGTGGTGTTGCCATCGTATTCCTTCCCACTCGTCAAATCGTAGTTCACCGGAAATGGGTTCCCCGCCATGTTCAGATTCCGAATAAAGTATATCAGAGCGTCTAAAGCGTCCATGTGACCCAGAGCCTTCGATCGGCCGTAGTCCAGCTTCTTTCCGTCCTTCCAAAACGCTCCGTTTAAAGTAGCGATCAAAACTGTGCATCCGGGATCTATCAGAATCCTGCCCTGTTTGAACATGATTCTGACCAGGTTTAGCCATTGCGCTTTATCTTCCTTGTCTGTGGCGCTGATAAAGATTTGGTGCAGGGCTCCAAGGTCGTTGAGCAACATGAGGTTTGAATTATCCGACCAATATGTAGCACGCTGAGACCATCCAAGCTCTGATACCGCGGCCTTATGCCGTTCAGCAAAGATATCTGTTCTGACGTCAACTCCCTCGATGACAAATTCTTTTTGGATGACGACCTTCGCTTTGGGGAAGTCGTAGTATCCAAAGATTTCGATGGTCTTGTCTGCGACGCCCAAGTCTGCCCCTGACCCTTTATAGAGAAGGTCATAATAGATGGGACGTGGCGTTTCCCGCACGTGCAGGTCACTCTTAAACTCCGGGACAATGACGGCTGACTCGTCCCTGACAAACTCTCCAAGGAATTCCCTTTTGAACCGCGCGGAGTCTTCGCCATCTATTCCAACCTCCCGCATGGCTTCCTCAATCTCTTCTCGGCTATATCCGGCATCGTAGACGGTTGCGTGCCAATAAGAATCTGTTTGCTTAGCTGTTGCCACGTATCGCATGACGGGGTGGTCCGGCGAGGGAACAACCGGAGGCGTTCCCGATAACACCATTTCGCCGTGCGAGTCCCAGACTGCGGGGAAGAGAACGTCATCGACGGCGCTTTCCAGGTCATCTATTTCCGCCATCTCATCAACAGTCGCCAAGGCCAGTTTTTGTCCGCGCATATAGCGATACTGCCGCATATTACAACCATTAAATACAGTCCGAGAACCGTTAGGATAGAGTAAATCGTTTGACTTCTCCCTAAATTTAGGCAAAAGATCATCAGGGCAATCAGCGAAAACAACGCCAATAATTGGAGATATATAGTCAGCAAGACCCTTCTCAACGGGGGCCACATAGGCCGTTTGGACTCCCGGCGTTCTGATGCACCTCTCAGCATGTAAAATGAGCAAGAGCGTCGATTTTCGACACCGCCGCCCTGCGACCATGACAAATTTCCTTGAGGGTCTTTCTTTATAAAACTGGTCATATGCGCTGTGTTGGGGCTTCAGGAGTTTGTAGGCCAGTCTCCCCGATTGCCACCCGTATCGAATCGCTTCCTGAATTTCTTTTAAGCTCGGCGTTTCTACTGGCATCTTCCAGCACCTTTAAAAGTTTCATGGCCGAGTCCGCATTCTGCACTGACTCTTCCGGGGTCAAAGGGTATTGCTTCCGGGCCAGCAAAGCCTTCCACGCGTCTATCGCCACATGAACCCGGTCTTTGGGCTCGATCTTTCCCCACTCTGCTTCTACCAGTCCAAACCAATAATCCAAACTTGTCCATTTCTTGTCCTTTGAGCCAAGCGGCCTTCCTGTCCGATGAATCCTCGCGTCACCTTTAACAAATTGTCCTGGTTTCACTATATTTTACCTGTTTCTATTGCTTTCCGTTGAGTTGCAGTATGTTTACTGGTTTGCCTGATTGCATCTTGTTTAAGAAACAATCAGCGTGGGCCAAATACTCTTCGCCAGTCATTGCGCTTTGTCCAATTCCAGTAATGCGAATAATCGGGAATCCAACGATCACATGATGGATGAGGATTGGCTTCATGCAGACGCAACACTGTTTGTCTATTCTCATAAATTGTTGATCCAGCGTGATATTTCTTCGTTTCTTGTAAAATCGTTGCGATGTCTCAATCTGAATTCGAGAAATAGTGCGAGATGCTTGTCGCATTTCATGTGGTTGAGGATCATCTCTATTTGGGAAAGGAACACTTGTGATTTTAGGGCCACGTAAGCATCGGCGCAGGATTTACAGGTGAGGCGGTTCTGCCATAATTCCGGAAGCATCTCTTTGCCGAGGGCGCTTTTAATCTTATGCCTCAGCTCTTGAAGCTCTTTCTGCTTTCGCCACACCATGGGTTTCCGGTAAAGATTAAAAGCGTAGAAACCTATCCAGTGATACCATCTCATCTTTGGCTTTTTGCCAACTTCGATACCGTGGTCTTTAAAGATGATGGCGATTGATGGAATCTCGCTTGAACTCATCCGATTCTCGGCGTGTCTTCGACATGGACAGCGGTAGGCTCTCTCTTAAGTCCCGTGAGAAGTTCTAATCGGTCAAGGCGGGCTTTAATCAAGGCAAATTCTTTGGCAATTGTTTGGGGAATCGCCTGCGATTCGTGGATGGCTCCCATCTCGTTCTTAAGCTCGGCGATCTTCGCGTTGAAATGTTCCGCTTGGAGTTTAAGTGTCTCATAAGCAAGATCCATGTCCTGCCGGCGCATGGGCTCTCTCTTGTCCCACCAGGCGCCCATTTTATAGAAAATGTTCATGACCGGATCGACTCTTCCATCTTATCGGTGAGCGCATCGATCGCTGAAGAGAATAGGCTGGGGCAGGGGAGGAGGGGAACCATTTTATTTTTCTTTTGCGCATAACTATTCCAGAATCTTCCGAAACGTCTTATTTCAAATTTTAGTTTTAGGTTGAATTCTTCGGGAACTTTGGTTTCTTTTGCGATGGCCTCTTCTCTGATTCTTGCTTTCTCGTTCCACTCTGTTTCGAGTGCAAGTTTATCGGCCGCTGAAATATTGGTGGGGAGGGATGCTGAAATTATCTTTTTAGCGATGGCGGGTTTTGTTGATATCTGCATTCGGTCGATGCTCCTTTATGGCACGATTAAAGTCAGACACTTTGAGACCAGTCTGGAAGTTGATCGCCGGATACTTTCCTTTGATCTGCCGGCTGTAAAAACTTCCCTTCGACGGTGATTCCTTGAACTGCTGCCACACCATCGGATATACGAACTTGTGGATGATATCGTTACCATTCTTGAATGAAATTGTCAAGGAATAACTACTCGAATCGTAAGTTGCGGACTGCATGAAAGAAGAATTGGGGAGCCCCATTTCTTCGGGCTTGCTGGACTTTTTTTCCTCTTTCTTCGTTTGAGTGTAGGACACCGGAATATTTTACAACAATTCCTCTGGATCTGGAACCATGGCCCAGCCATCAACGTCAACTTCGACAGGCCATAGAACCTCATGATGTAAGGCATGTAAATCTTTCTCGGCGTCCTGCTTGTTTGGATAATAACCAGAGGATAAAACCCAACTGAAATTCCCAACTTCGCTATATTGCTTATAAAGAGCCTTGAAATAAAATTCTCCCTTCACATCTTTAATTCTCACCGAGAACCTCCTTCACTTTCTTCGGTAAAAGCTCGGCCTCAATTTTTATTTCCTGGGCCAAAGACCTAAGCTCTTTCGCCGCATATTCGGCATCCAGTCTGGCACGATCCAAACGCAATGCCATCCACTCAACTTTCACAAGAATTTCTCTTGGTTCCATGTTAACCCTCCTCCTCTTCAAGACCAAGAGCTTTTGTTATCCTCGACGAAATCGATACGACATAAGCCAGTAATTGCATGAACACAACAAACGCCAACATCAAAAATGTTCCCCCAAATATGATGATGGGCCAATCCAAAACAATACCGGCGTCAATTTCAAACATATTATTTCCCCCCTATTGCTTGAAGAGTTCCCACGTAAACAATAAATCCCCACAACATCATCACGGCCAGAGCAATTCCGAACATAAAGATTTCGTCAGGGTTTCTGTAGATCCAGCCCATCACGGATCTTTGAAGTTTCGCGAATTTCCATCTCGTCTCGAAGGTCATAGTTTTCTCCCCCCCAATCTGTGCTCGATATCTTCTAATCGGGCCAGAAGCTCTTTGGTGTCCAGGATGGCCCACCGCACATCTTTGGCTTTAATCTTGTCTTTGATGTTGTCCAACGACACCCACGTCAACCGATACAATTCAAGTTCAATGTCTCTAACTTCTGTACTATTCGAGTAGGTTTTCATTTTAGTTTCCCTCCACGGTTAAGAGTTCCCATTTAAGCCTCAGCATCTTTTCAAAGGCGGCATATTCGTAGTTTTGGAAGTAATACTCGGCCCGCGCATGGTAGAACAACTCAGCCAGACTCACCGCTTGCTCTTTTATCTTTTCGAACCGTTCTCTCATTTTCATGGTATTCTCCTTTGGTAGAATCCCGCCGCCCCTTCCCCCTCTCCTAAGTTAGGGGCGACGGTTGAGACAAGTCTATACCCGATTCGTGTCTGTGTCAAGCTATTTCTGCCGTCTTCTTCTTATATTTTTTCGGCCACGTTTTACGCGCTGAAAAGCCCATCTTCGCAATTTCCTTTCGCCTCTCAGGGGTTAGCATCTGAGCCCGCGCCGGCCCCCCAGAAAGCCCCCCGGCCCGGTGCCATTCTTTCGTTAAGGGTATCAATTTCCTCATAAAAACGTTCTTTGGCTCCCATCCGTGAAGTAGGCTTGCATCCCTTCACATGCTTTGTTGATGGCCGCCATCCTTTCGCGCATGTGTAAAATCGTTGAACCCAGCTCAGGAAGGTTCACGGCCACGAAATAACCGTCTGAGAGGCTCGCTATGGGCTTTTTGTTCCTTCGGAGGTAATTCACCATAGCTCGAACGTCAGGGCCCTCCAAATCGACTCCCCAGTCGTTTTTTGCCCATTCGCAGAGGTGCTTGCCTGTCACGGGAACAGGATTTGACCCGTCCGGCCTTAAATCCTTCAAATGATCCCAAAATCGGTCTACAAACTGCAACAAACGCGGCGTGAGCGCCGAGCCTGTCTCTACGTCAAAACCTGTTGGCATAACGATTGCTCCTTTGAACCATTGATATTTTTACGTCTTTTTCATTCATCATCTTATCCTCGAAAAGTTTCCACTTTAAGTTGAACTCCGGTGTCCTGAATCCTTTACATTCAACGTATTCCGTTGTTCCGTCTTTGTGGTGGACAACGAAGTCGATGAAATAATTCGTGATGTGCGACCCATTTTCTCCGCAAAGATCAATCTTGACCTGTCTTTCCCATCCCGTAATTTCTCCCGCCTTTTGAAGCAAATCCAAATCGGCTGCGTATGCCGCCTCGAATTTGCTGTGGTAGAGGATTCCTTCGTGTTCAATTTTGTTGTTTCCATACTTGTTGAACCTCCTTTGGTACCAAGTCATATGAGTCCGGCCCGCCTCATGGCCAAGTCTTTCTCGGCCAATCGGTAAAGCTCGGCGGCCCGGTCAGCCATTTTTTCAGCATTCTTGATCTTCTCGGCGTCCGATAACACTTTTTGCTCGTGGGGGAGCTTAACTTGATCCTCCCACCTTCTTTGGTTTAGCCATGTCGACGCCCTCGGAATCCACTTCCCACCGTCTTGATTCCAGCTCTCCTGCTTTTTGTGAAATGATAACGCCACCAAAATAATATCTTTTAACTGATTTGATGGTT